ATGGCAGACACTGCCGCTGTGCTGGTCGACTGTTTCTCTGTCGTCCACATGCATCTTCCTCTTGCAACTCCCGATGCCTGTGTCGCCGCACGTGCAGCCATAAGAGCAGCAGAAATCCAGGCAAAAGCGACGCGTTATGCCGGCGGCTTGACACTGATTTCGGGCATTGCCGCGTTGTTTGCTGGTCTTTTAGCAGTGGCAGCTGCAGTGGCTGATCAGGTTAACCAGCGACGAGCCGAGCGGCGCCGTCGTCAGGCATACTTCAGGAGGATGCTGAATCTTTTTGATCAGACTGAAGGAGATTTACTTTCTCTAAAAAACTTATTTTCAGATAACAAATCATTGCCAGCGATAGGAGAACGCATTTTTGGATGGTTTTTAGTCAATTCCGGCAGAGAGAATGAATACGCTCACATTATGGATTTGATGGATGTTTTATCAAAAAACAACTGGGAAGAGATGTCTTTATTTTCAGAACAAATAATGGGGGATCTTTTCGATCTCAGTGAGAATTTAAAAAAAACTATATATAATTTATCTATCATAAGAGATAATACCAAGTGTGAAGAAATTACTCCAGGAGCAACGGCAACAGTTACTTTTCGACCTTGGGCTGTGCAGAATGCCGCATGCGCTGGCATCAAGCTCGTAGAAACAATAGAGTCCTTGCTGAAATTCATCAGAAGCGAACTTGCCCGCGAACTGAAACTGTGAACACTCCGCCTACACACAACTGTCTTTTATAGACCGTATCTATCCCGACAGCGCGTCCGCCGCCCGCCTAAGCCAGTCTGGGCTGTGGTGGCCGTAGACGCGCTCGATCATATCGACGCTGTTTCCCAGGAACTTGGCGACCATTTCGAACGGGACGCCTTTCATGACCATCCAGGTGGCGCAGGTGTGGCGCAGCGTGTGAGGGGTGACGTTCTTTAGGCCCGCGGCGCTGGCTCTGTCGCGGAAAGCGTGGCGGATGCTGGCAACGGCCTTGCCGTGATACTCGATCACGCTGTCACTCGTCCGGATCGTGGCAGCCTCCCACATGGCGGCACGCAGCTCGGGAATTATGGGCACGATTGACCGGCGCTTGTTGCCGCTGCCCGTGCCGTAATTGATCGTGCTGCGCTCAAAATCGACCTGTTGCCATTGCAGCTCCAGAATCGCGCTCGTTCTTGCGCCCGTATAGAGCGCGAGCTGGATGAAAAGGCGCAGGTGCAGCGTCTCGGCTGCGTCCAGAAGCCGCCGCGCCTCGCCCTGCGTCAGCCATCGCTCTCTTGGTGGCGGAGCAGGCGGCGCTTCGACCCGCGGTGCCCGCTCTATCCAGCGTTCATCGACTGCCCAGCGCAAGGCGGCGCGCAGGGTTACAACCTCCCTGATAATCGTGCCATCGCTCAGTGGTTTGCCGCGGCCAGTGGCCCCTCGCCTTCCCTGAGCACGCCGTGCGGCGGCATAATTGCGGCTCGATCTCGTCGTGATCTGGTCTGGTGTCATATCGCCCAGATGTTCCGTGAGCGCCGCACAAGCATAGCGGATTGACGCAATGCTCCGCACCCTCCCCTCTCGATCCTGCACATATCCAGCCAGAATTTCGCCAATCGTGGGGCTCTTGGGCGGTTCAGGCGTATCCAGCCCCGTGAGAAACTGCCTTAGCGCGCGCTTTGCCTCTTCGCGGTTTGCTGTCCCAAGCGAAAGGCGTTTACTCTGGTGCCCGTCCCACCACTGGACATAGAACTTACCGGCCCGCTCACAGAGGCTATAGGTCGGGGTGTCGGTCTTACGTCGTGACACTGCATGCTCTTTTCGTATTCGATGATGGCGCTCGGTTCGATCCGGTAGCGGGAGCCCACCTGAACAGCCCTGAGAAGACCGCGCCTGATGATGCTCAGCACTGTTGATGAGGAAACCGACCATCGCTCGGCCAGCTCGGACACCCGCATCAAACGCCCCGGCAGGACAGCACCTGGATAGGGCACATCGTCGGACTGCGCGCCGACATACGGGAATAGCTCAGCCTCGATAATTTTCGGTTCCTCCCTTTCGTGCCTCCGGCTCTGCCGTCCGGACACTGGCAGACTCACCCTCCCCCGACCTGCGAAAGCGCAGGCGCGTTGTCTGGTCGTTCAGGCTGATATCGACCAGCGGACAGGCCGCCCTGATCCTGTCGATCTCTTCGCTATTCATGAACTGCACCCGGTGACGGATGCCCTGTTGCGGGTATGTCTCGATATCCCCCGATCGCCAGAGGCAGCGCCACTGGCCTGACGTCGCGGCGAACTCGGCAAGCAGGCAATAGCGCGGCTGGCGCGCGATCCAGAACTCGACCAGCTCGGCCGGAATGGCATGAACGAACGCGCGCCAGGCGCGTGGGCGGTGCGGCAGCAGTGACAACAGGCCCGGATCGAGCGGGTCGATTGTCGGCTTGTCGCGCCTGATAACGGGCAGCTCAATGGCGCACTGGCTTTCGCGGTAACGGGTTTCGCGCATGGCGTAAGTCCGTTCCGACGCAGCGGCGCGGTTGGGGCGCATCATATGATCCTGCTCCCGGCTGTTGTGAGGAAAACCAGCAAGCCTTTGTCCGCGCCCGGATAGACCGTCGCGAGATGCGTGCGGTTGCGGTAAACCGGCACCGAAACCCGCAGGCTGCGGCACCGCCTCGATGCTGCGCGCTCGGCCTCGGCATAGGTGGGAAAGCGCTCGATTGTGCGGCGCTTTTCGTTGCGAATGGCAAAGAGCTGCTGGGTCATCCGTGCCGTCCGATCAGATGATGCAGCCGGTCGGCGGCCTGACGCTGGATGATTTCCAGAATGGTGGAACTCATGAACTGCCATCCGGGCCGACGGCCGGGCATGACGAAGGCCGTATCGGCTGAGAGATCGGCCATCAGTTCGAGCCGATCCTCTGGCGTCAGCGCATATCTGTTGCACGTCGCCTCGATCTCGGCGGCGGCAGCGCGATAGGCGCGGCGCTTGTCGCTGGCGCGATTGCTCACTGGATCGCCCTCCTGTGGAATGCGGTCACGGCAAGGGCACGCAGGGCGCTCACCTGAGCAGCGTATGGCGGTGGCGCGATCGGTTCGGCATGGTGCCCAAATAGAGCCTGCAATTCTGTCGAAAGGGCCGCGGCGGCGTGCTTCCACGGTGCGGCGCATTGCGGCGGTCGGCCATCATCGGCGCGCGTGGCGGCGTAGCGCCAGCGGCGGAACAGGTCGAGGGCGTGCGCCTGCTCGGGTTGGGATAGCGGGGTAATGGCGATCCAGAACGCACGCTCTGTCATGACGGTGAACGTTGGACCGATATCGGCGGGGCGATTGACCGGGCGCATGTCACACCTCCCAGCGCATGAGAAACGGGCATGATCGTTCACGTCGAAACTGCCCGCTTTTTACCTGCGGCGTCTGGCTTATCTGGGAAATCCGGTCAGCATCGTAGGCCAACCTGCCAGCAACATGACAAGGAACTGGCAAGAGGTTCTGAAGAGCTAGGGTACTTTCGTGCATGAAGGCGCTCCATCATGGTGTGATAGAGTTATTTTCGTATGACGAAAGTTTCAAAGTCAAGTTTAATTTCGTAAGACGAAACTACTTTTTCCTCATGGCTCGTCCGGCAAGGATCCAAGCAGCAAATGCCTCGTCGTCGAGCTCGTTCGCAAGCTCGGAAACCGCCTTAAATCGCTCTGATTTTTCGGCATCTTCTGGTGAAAAAAGTAGGTCTTCAGGCTTTGCGCCTAGTAATTCGGCAACTCTTGCAAACTGTGACATCGTCATCGGTGCCTTTCCATTCAACCATTTTGAAATGGAAGGCTCGGACATGTCTAGATGTTCTGCCAAATCCCTCTGCTTCAAGCCTTTAACCTTGAGCCAAGATTTCAAAAAACGAAGCGTATGACGGTTCGCCGCGATTTCATCGGGAGAGAGTTTCTTGTCAGCCATGCGTCGAGAATGACAGTCTTTTTCCAAACACTGGATTCCGTGACACGAAACTTTCTTGACACGAAACTTTCGTGTTACTAAATATTCTCCATGTCACTTGCCCATCTCCTTGACCGAGCAAATCTCCGACAGAACCAGATCGCGAACTTGATCGGGGTTAGCCAGGCGACCGTATCTCAATGGTTTAATGGCAAACGAAGGATACCCTCTGACAAACTGCGCCCAGTTGCTCGGCTTTTGGGTGCAAGTCTTGACGAACTGGTACCCGAAGAAACGGGTAGCGAAGACATTATTCCTGCGTCTCCCTCCCTGACACCTCAGCCTGATGACAGGTTGCCTCACACCCATACTGCACTGCCTATCGAGTCAGACGAGATCCCTACGGCAAGCGACCAGCCCAAACGAAAGCTGCAAGTAGCCGAGAGATACGAGCCATGAAAATTCGTCATGCCCTGCACGCTATTGAGCTTGCGCCCTTCTGTCACCCGGAGGGTATCCGAGTCACGGAGAGCCCCAATGGCGCACGGCTACAATATGCAAATATTCTGGAGACGCGGCTTGCGCGTGCCATGCTGGGAATCGCGTCATGAAGATCGCGAGAATCAAGACGGCGACCCAGACGGCTATCAGCGTGATTGGCGATGTGGAATCAGCTGCATCATATACGCGCGTCGGTAAGTCGCAGATTTCGGAATATCAGAATCGTCATTCGCCCCTGATCGTACCGGTCGACGTTGCCGTCGATCTGGATATTTCTGCGCAACAGCCCCTCATTCTCGCCGCCATGGCCACCATCGAGGGTTATGCGCTGCTCCCGATCGCGTTCGGCGAGGGATGCGCGGCAACAGCCATGAGCGACGTCGCGGCCTCGGCCAGTGGCACGATGACCGCAGCCATCAGGGCGATGGCAGATGGCAGGATCGACCGGACCGAGGCTGCCGACCTGTCGCAGCGTCTGGGCGACCTCATACGCCACTCGACCGATGCGCTACAGAAAATGCAGGCACTCGCCTTTCGCACCGATGGGGAGCGTTGAGCCATGCCCCGCCCCGCCATCATGACGCCAGAACGCGAAGCCGCCACCGTGCTCATGCGCCGCATGAGGGCGCAGCGCGGCGGAGCGGAAAAGATCGCTGCAAAGCTCTCTCTCGATCCATGCACGGTCAAGGGGTGCGAGCTTCTACCGGCCTGTCATCTCAGGCGTTTCGTTGCCTGTTTTGGCAATCATCCACCGAGCCACAAGAGTGCGCGATCGCTACAGCCTGAGCCAGTCGAGCGGATCGACCGCAAATGCCTGTGTTGCGGGGCGTGGTTTACCGCAAAAGGGCGCTGGCTGCGCCTGTGCCAGCCCTGCCGGGAGCGCTGCTGATGGCCCGGCCCGCGCTCGATCGGGGTCGCATCGACCCCGCCATAGCGGCGCTGCGTCAGCGTGGTGCAAGCGCATCGCGCATCGCCCGCGCGCTGGGCATATCGGAACGCACGGTGCGCTATGCGCTGCGCCGTCTGGCCGTGCCATCGCCTGAGAGAAAGGCGGCATGACATGACCATGCAGATCGGCGCGGCCGAACTCTCAACCCTGCTGACCCAGCGTATCGATCAGCTGGTGCGCGAGCTGTTGCCGTTCGGCCAGCGCATGGGCGCAGATTGGCGGTGCGACTCCCTGTCGGGTGGCAAGGGCACCGCGTTTTCCGTGCATCTGACCGGCAGGAATCCGGGTGGTTGGGTCGATCATCGCTCGGGTGAGTTTGGCGATCCGCTCGATCTGGTGGCGGCGTGCCTGACAGGCGGAAACACGAAAGAGGCGTATCGCTGGGCGCATAGCTGGCTCGGGCTGGGCGATCTCGGCCCCGTCGCCATACGACAGGCGCATCTGGCGGCGGAGAAGATCCAGCGCGACGCGGCAAAGGACGAGCAGGACGGGCGCAAAAAGGCGCTGGCTATGTGGCTCAATGCCGAGCCCGTCACCGAGGGTTCGCCGGTGCTCGCCTATATCCGCAATCGCGGCATCGACGTCGCCCCGCTCGGGCGTTTCACGCGCTCGATACGCTTTGCCCCCGCCCATTACTGCAATGAGGTGCAGCGCAAGCTGCCCGCCATGCTGGCCGCCTTCACCGATGCCACGGGCGCGCATGTCGCCACGCATCAGACATGGCTTGCCCAGGATAGCGAGGGCCGATGGGTCAAGGCGCGGCTCGATGTCGCCAAGAAAATTCGCGGGGCCTATGCGGGCGCTGCCGTACGCCTGCGCAAGGGCGAGACCGGCGAGACGCTGGCCAAGGCCCGCCCGGATGAAATCGTGCTGATCGGCGAAGGCATCGAGACCTGTCTTTCGGTGGCCGTGTGCTGCCCCGAATTTCGCGTGCTCGCAGCCGGTAGCCTGAGCAACATGGCGGCCATCTGGCTGCCGGACCAGGTGCGCAGGGTCACGCTTCTTGCCGATCGGGATGAACACGAAGCCGCGAAGCGCGGCCTCGATCGGGCGATCGACTTTCACCTTTCCAAAGGTCGCGAGGTGCGGGTCGCAAAACCCCCTCGCGGGAAGGATTTCAACGATGCAATCCAATGATATCCGCGATGCGGTACTGCGCGCCGACCGGGCGTTTCAGGTTATCGACGGGGGCCGCCTGGATGGCGAGCGCAAGGGCGGCGGCGAGCCGCCAGCCGCGCCAGAAGAAAACGAGCCTTGTCCCGTGACGGCGCTGGGCCATCTTGATGGCTCCTACTTCTTTCTCGACCGCGTGGGACAGCTGCGCGTGCTGACCGCAAGGCAGGTCGGCTCGCGCCATGATCTGCTCGGCCTGTTTGCCGGGAATGACGGGTGGCTGCGCGCCAATTTTCCGAAGAAAGCGCAGTGCAAGAGCAAGGACCAGGACGGGCAGGAAGTCACCGAGGAAAAGGTGGTGGATTTCCGCATCAATTCGGTGGCCAGCTTCTTACAGGCTGAATGCGCCGAGGCCGGTCTTTTCGGGTCTCATATCATGATCCGCAAGCCGGGTGTGTGGCCTGCCGAAAACGGTTTTCCGGTGGTCCATTGCGGCGACACCGTGATGATAGGCGACCGGCTGGAAAAAGCGGGAACACGCACCGGGAATCAGGTATGGGCCGCTGCCCCGCCCTCACCTCGCCCCGCACGGCCCTGCGGCCCGGAGGAAGGGCGCTATTTACTTGAGCAGATCCGCAGGCTCTGGAATTTTCGCACGCCGGGCGGTGAGATCGCGGTGCTCGGGTTGCTGGCCTGCGCCTATTACGGGGCCTCGATCCCGTGGCGGCCTGCCGGGTTTCTGATCGGCGGGGCCGGGTCGGGCAAATCGTCGCTGTTGCGCGTGTTGCAGGCGGCGTCGCCTTTGCATGTGTTCGTCAATGACACGTCGAAAGCCGGACTGGAGCAGAGGCTCGACGGGCGCGCGATGCCCGCTTTCATCGATGAGGCTTCCGATCGCGAGGATCAGCGCGGTGCGCGTGCGCTTCTGGATCTCGTGCTCTCATCGACGGGCGGCGAAGGCACCAAAGGCGTGCGCGGCGGCAAGGATGGCGTGGCCCGGAGTATCGAGGTCGTCGGCTCGATCATCATGGCCTCGATCAACCCGCCTGACATGCAGGCGCAGCATCTGGGACGCTTCACGATTATCGACCTCGCCAAGGCCGAGGAAGGGGCCGACCATTCGACCGAGCATCGTGACCTCGCCACCTGGGCGCGCGAGCACGGGGCGGCGCTTTGGGGGCGAGCCCTTGCCGGATGGGAGCGCCATCGCGCCGCGCTGGCAATCTTCCGGGCGGCGCTTCTTGAAAGCGGTTGTCAGCCCCGTGAAATGGACCAGCTCGGCACTATTCTTGCCGGGTGGTGGGTCATGACAGAGGATACAATCCCTGACGAACGTGGCGCTCAAATAGGAATTGGCGCTTTATCAGAATTTGTACGTGACGCCGAGGACGTTACGACGCAAGATGCACCAACACGCATGATCAATCACCTGTTGACGCAGCTTGTCATGGTGCAGAGATCGACCGAAAGGAAATCTATAGCTGACCTTATCGAGCGCCTTCTTGAAAACGACAGCGGAGAGAGGCCGGATCTCGACCCGCTCTCGCGCTCTGTTGCCGATGAAGTGCTCGGGCAATACGGCATCCGGGTTATCAGGCCAAACGAGATCAAGGCGCGCAACGGCGTGGCGTATCCTCGCGAGGCCGATGGTGCCGGGCTCTGGTTTTCCCAAGGGAATGCCATGCTGACCCGGCTATTCGATGATACACCGTTCGCCGGTCAACGCTGGCTCTATGAGCTGCGACGTCTTGAATCGGCCCGCAGCCCCAAACGCAAGGTCAAGATCGGCTCGATGACTCCCGCCCGCTGCGTGTGGGTTACGGCGGCGGAATTGGGCTTCGGAGTAGGTGAAGATGACTAAGTCACTGAAAATGCTACATAATCCCGTAGCCAATGGTAGCCAGCCGGTAGCCATAAAAGAGCAATAAAAACAACGCTGTAGCTCCCGCAGCCGCCGTAGCCACTCCCTGCACCTGTATAGACGCATTTCCCACGAAGGGAGACGTGTCTCTTGTGTCTTGAATACTGGCTACCGTGGCTACCGTGGCTACCATTAATATAACTTACTGATAAATATATATAATCCTGTAGCCAATCCCGTAGCCCGGTAGCCGAGCCGGTAGCCAATGGGCTTTGGTGGCTTGAAAGAGGATGGCATGACCCCTGATTACGTCCTTTTCGATCACTCCCGCGATATTGCCGATCAGATTGCGGAGTGGCTTGCTGAGGCAGCGGACACGCTCGCAGCCCTTCCCGCCACGGGCACCAGGCCGAGCACGCATTGCGTCAAGTGGCCGGACGTCGTGTTCGACCCGGAGGATCTGGACTGGTTCCGCGAACTCGAAGCCTTCATGCCGCCGCCGACTGCCGAGCAGATCAGGCGTATGGATATCGCGCTGGGCTGGCTTTCCCTGATTGATGCTTCGCAGATCAGGCTGCGCAGGGTCATCAACATGCGGTTGATTGTTCATCCGGTGTCGGGCCGAAACCGCTGGGGCTGGGAGAAGATCGCAACAAAAATGGGTATTTCCGAACCAACCGCAAAAAGATGGCATCGGTTGGGTTGTGAAGCCATTGGTAAAAAAATCATGACCCGTTGATTTTTAATGTTGCTTTTGTCGGTTTTTGCAGTATTTCAAATGTCATTCTCGCGAGACGCTTACCCATTCGGGCAGGCGTCTTTTTTTATGCTTGATCAAACTGGGATAGGTGTTGCACAAATTTCACCTGTTGACAGGCGGGCACACGACCACAGGGTCTACTCTGAACAAGCAGCGATTTACAGGGTAAATATCTTCAAATAACATTCTGCTTCGTCACAGTGCGTACATGATTTGAAGTTTCCTCCCCCTTTGCAGAGAAGTGCGAATTATTTGATGCTGATCTCAGACATTTATAATTCATCCAAAAAAATTAGCGCGGAAGAAGTCCAGATCATCTTCGATACAAGCCGCATCAAGATTGAACGAGCCTCCGTATCGTCATCAGTCAATGGGAAAATTTCAGGTCACGTTAGTGACGGTTACGGCTCTGTTTCCGGCACGGTGAAGACGCTTCGTTCTTATTCCTTTGTTGCAAATGGGAAGACTTATCGAACGCAAGAGATCAGCGCATATTTGGACATAAATGAAGAAGATGTTCTTTTGTGCGTCCATATGAGTTCGCCGAACTCAGACGGTACATTTTTCGTACTTGGTTTTAAAAATTTATCAAACGGCACTTTTTACGCGCTGGACTTAGCTTCGCTTCGAAATGGTCTCGCGATTGAACATGCTAAAAACGTCTTTCTCTGTTTCTTCCTGATTGGCTTTTTATCAGTAGGCCTAAGCTTAAAGGTCTTGAGAAGATTCGAAGGAAACATACCCTTAATCCAGCAGGAACTTCTCTTGATTTCCTCTGCGTCTGCTTAAAGAATGACTCTTAGGGAAAATCTGTGTCTAAAAGAGGATATCCTCAACTCAGTGTGCTTGGCACATCTCTAAAAACCCCAAGTCCTCGCATCGCAGGCCTCCCGCAAAAAAACGCGGCCTCTTTCTATACTTCCTCTGGATGGCGTTGTCTTATCTCCCGCCTTTTGGCTGAGCGTGGGCGACTCTGCGAGGTCTGCGGCCGTACCGGCTGCCGGATCTTCGGCGATCATATCCATGAACTGAAAGACGGCGGTGCGCCGCTCGATCCGAACAATGTCCGGCTGCTCTGTGGCTCCTGCCATAGTGCCAAAACCGCCCGCGTCCGGGCCATCCGGACCCGCGAAACCCCGCCCCGCCGACCCCGAGGGGCGGGTCGAAAGTCCGGCCGGATCCTACCCCCGCAACCGCGCAAGGCTCAGCGGCAGATTTTCCGGTCTATCAAGGAAATCAAGTTATCAAGGAAAGGGACCAGTAATGGCTCACGGTGGCGCACGTCCTGGCGCCGGACGCAAAAAGGGCAGCCGGAACAGGAAGCAGGTGGACTGGAATGGCCCGCTCGTGGTCGATCCCGCCGCACTTGCGCCCGGCCTCGATGCCCTGAGCGGCATGAGCCCGCAGGATCTGGCAACCTGCTCGCCGCTCGCGTTCCTCACGCATATCTACCGCAATCGCGGCCTGGCCGCCGCCATCCGCGCCGACGCCGCCAAGGCCGCCCTTCCCTACGCTCATGCCCGTCTCGCGACCCCGCGCGAGGATCAACCCGCCCTGCCCGGCCTCGATAGCGGCTGGGGCGACGATTTGCCCCCGATGAACAGAAGGAACTGACATGCTGGATCTGAGCCGGAAGGACTGGGAGGCGCGTTTGCGTGCCGGCCAGTCCCTCCTGCCGGATCTGGAGCCGGTCAATTCCGATCTCGCCGCGCGGGCCGTGCGCTGCTTCGACCGGCTGCGCATTCCTGACGTGCCCGGCACGCCAGCCATGGCGCAAGCCTGCGGCGACTGGTTCCGCGAGATCGTCTCGGCCCTGTTCGGCGCACTCGATCCCGACACAGGTGTGCGTGCCATCCAGGAGCTTTTCCTCCTGGTGCCGAAAAAGAACAGCAAGACCACGAACGGCGCGGGCCTGATGCTGACGGCCGTGATCGTGAATGAACGCCCCAACGCCGAATTCCTGATCGTCGCGCCCACCAAGGAAATCGCCGATCTCGCCTTCAGCCAGGCGCTGGGCATGGTGCAGAACGACCGCACGCTGATGCGCTGCTTTCAGGTGCAGCAGCATCTCAAGCGCCTCAGATTTCATGCGACAGGCGCGACCCTGCAGGTCAAGGCGTTCAGCCCGGACGTCATGACCGGCGTGAAGCCTGCAGGCGTGCTGGTGGATGAGCAGCACGTCATCGCCATGCGCAACGATGCGGGCAGCGTCATGCGCCAGATACGCGGCGGCATGATCTCGCAACCCGAGGCGTTCCTCGCCATCATCACCACCCAGAGCGACGGGCCGCCTCGGGGCGTGTTCGCGCAGGATCTGATCCGCGCCCGCGAGATACGCGACGGCAAACGCTTCCAGCCCGTTCTGCCGGTGCTGTACGAATTGCCGCCCGATATCCAGCAGCCCTCGAAACTACCCGGCGAGGCCGCGCCCTGGGAAGATCCCGCCTACTGGCCGATGGTGCTGCCCAATCTCGGCCGGTCGATCACGCTGGACCGCCTGAAGCGCGAGTATGAGGACGCCCGCGAGAAAGGCGTGGGCGAGCTGGCCAGCTGGGCGTCGCAGCATCTCAATGTCGAGATCGGCCTTGCCCTGCGCTCCGATCGCTGGGTCGGTGCCGATTACTGGCAAGGCGCAGGCGATGACACGCTGACCCTCAAGGCCCTGATCGAACGCAGCGAGGTGATCGTGGCAGGCATCGACGGCGGCGGGCTCGACGACCTGCTGTCGCTGGCAGTTCTTGGGCGCGACACCATCACGGGCCAATGGCTACACTGGCAGAAAAGCTGGGTGTTCGAGGGCGTGCTCGCGCTTCGCAAGCGCGAGGCCAGCCAGCTGCGCGACTTCGAGACACAGGGCGATCTGGTCATCACCGCTGAGCCAGGCACCGATATCGAGCAGCTGGTGGCGGTCCTCGGCACAATCGACCGGAGCAACAAGCTCGCGATCGTGGGGCTCGACCCGATGGGCGTGGGCGCCATTGTCGATGCGCTGGCCCAGATCGGCATCGCGCATGAGCGCGTGGTCGGCATCTCGCAGGGCTGGACGCTCTCAGGTGCCATCAAGACCGCCGAGCGCAAGCTGGCAGATGGCACGCTCTGCCACGGTGCTCGGCCGATCATGGCCTGGGCCGTCTCGAACGCGAAGGTGGAGCCGAGAGGCAATGCCATCATCATCACCAAACAGGCGGCGGGTTATCTCAAGATCGACCCGCTGATGGCGCTGCTCAATGCCGTCACGCTGATGAGCCGCAACCCCGAGCCGCCCGGTGGCGGCCGGATGGATGACTTTCTTTCAACCGGGATCATTGCCGTATGAGCATCGCCACAAGACTGCGCGGCATGGCCTGGAAGGCCGCAAGTGCGGCGTTCCAGTCCGTCACGGGCGTATCCCTCACCGATCTGCGCCTCGGCGCTTTCATGGCGGGCGGCCCGAGCATTGCGGGCCAGAGCGTGTCGGTCGATACCGCGCTGCAGCTCGACACGGTCTGGGCCTGTATCCGGCTCCTGTCCGAAACCATCGGCTCCATGCCGCTCAAGCTGCACGAACAGCAAGGTGACGGGCAATCGTCCCTGGCCCGCGATCACCCGCTTTACCGGGTGCTGGCCCGCGCGCCGAATGCCGATATGACGCCCATCGAGTTCTGGTCGTGCATGGCCGCGTGCTGCCTCGCCTGGGGCAATGGCTTCGCCCAGATCATGCGGCGCGGTGACGGTCAGATCGTGGCACTCAATCCGTTACGCCCCGACCGCATGACCGTGCAGCGCGATCCCAGCACCGGGGCACTGGTCTATCGCTACAGCTATCAGGGCAGGACGTTGGTGCTCAGTGAGGGCGACGTGTTCCACATCAAGGGCTTTTGTTTCGACGGGCTCATGGGCATCTCGCCCATCACGGCGGGTCGGCAATCCATAGGGGCCGCGATCGCCGCCGAAGAAACAGCGGGGCGCATGTTCCGCAACGGGCTGCTCTCGCAGACCTATATCTCGGCCCCGACCTATCTGAGTGCGCCGCAGAAGGAACAGGCCAAGGCGATCCTCGGCGAGTATTCGGGCGCGATCAATGCGGGCAAGACGCCTCTGCTCGAGGGCGGGTGGAAGGTCGAGAGCATCGGGCTCAAAGCCGAGGATCTGCAGCTGCTGCAAACCCGTCAGCTGGGCGTTGCGACACTTTGCCGGTGGTTCGGGGTGCAGCCGGTCATGATCGGAGCCATGGAGAAATCCACCGCCTGGGGCACCGGGCTGGAGCAGATGAATCTCTGGTTCCTGCAATATGGTCTCATGCCCTGGCTGCAACGCATCGAGCAGGCCGTTGCGCGCTGCCTGCTCTCGCCCATCGAGCGTGACCGGTATTTCGCCCGCTTCAATGTCGATGCGCTGTTGCGCGGCGATAGCACGGCGCGCGCCAGTTACATGCAAACCGCGCTGCGCTCGGGCTGGATGACCGTCAACGAGGCCCGCGCAAATGACAACCTTGCCCCCATGCCGGGCGGCGATGTGCTCATGGTGCAGGCGCAGATGATCCCGCTTGCCGATATCGGCAAGCCCCGCAACCTGACCGGCACAGGCGGGCAAGATCCGCCTGCCAGCCACCGACTGCCCGGCACGCAATCCGGCATCACGGGAGATGACAATGAATGACTATCTGGCCGCTGCTTTCGAGTGGAAGTTTGCACCCGACGCGAAAGAGGGCAGCTTCGAGGGCTATGGCAGCGTGTTCGGCCATCAGGACGCGCACGGCGATATCGTCCTGCCCGGTGCCTTTGCCGAGACCCTGGCCGAGCGCAAGGCGCAGGGGCGCAACATTCCGATGCACGTCATGCACGGCATCCTTGGCGGTGACGGCCTGCCGGTCGGCGTGTGGGACGATGCCAGCGAGGACAGCCACGGCCTGCATCTGCGCGGGCGTCTGTCGGGCATGGATACCGATTACGGGCGCAGGCTTTACGGCCTGGTCAAGGATGGCGCGCTCGGCGGCCTCTCCATCGGGTTTTCCGTGCGCAAGGACGGCGCAACCTTCGGCACC